GGCAGGAAGCCATCGACAATGGCTTCGCCGACACCCTGCTCGAGGGCGACGGCCCCGATGTCAGCGTGAGCGCCGACAAGCAGGTGCTCCTCGTGGCCGGCATCCGGCACAACATCAAGGGGCTGCACAATGTCCCGAGCACGATCCGCATCAACAGCATCCACGCCGCCCCGGCGGCTGGAAATAAGCCGACCGGGAACGGCGGCGAAAACAGAAAGGAAGATGAGCCCATGACTCTCGAGGAAATGAGAGCACAGCACCCCGACCTCGTCGCTCAGATCGAGCAGCAGGCCGTCGCAAATGCCATCGCGCAGGAGCGGGCCCGCATCGAGGCCATCGACAGCATCGCCGCCAGTGTGGGCGACGCTCAGCTCGTCAGGGACGCCAAGTACGGCGAGAACACCTGCACCGCTGAGCAGCTCGCGCTCAAGGCTATGCAGAAGCAGGCGGCCCTCGGCGCCAAGCACCTGAAGGACGCCGCCAACGACAACGCCGAGTCCGGCGCCGCCGATGTCGGAGCCGCCCCCAACGGAGGCGAGGAAGGCAGCGAGGCCGACGACAAGGCCAAGGTCGACGCCATCGTCGGCATCTACAACACCACCAAGAACGGAGGTAAGAAGTAATGAGCAAGAGACTGGATGAAAACCTCGGCACCGTGGACTACGACGGCCTGATCGTCACAAACGAGCCCGTCGCTGACGTGTTCACCGTGACCATCCGCAAGGAGGCCAGCGCCGAGGCAACCCTCAAGCGCGGCACCGTTCTGGCCCTGTCCGGCGGCACCGCAGGCGACGGCAAGATGGTCGCCCTCGGCACCACGGCCAAGAGCAACGAGACCCTCACTGCCAACGCCATCCTCTGCGACGACACCAAGGTCGGCACCGACGCCGACGTGGAGGCCACCGCCTACCGCACCGGCCACTTCGCCCGCAACAAGCTGATCTTCGGCGGCTCCAGCTACACCCTGAAGCCCGCCGACGAGGAAGCTCTGCGCGCTGCCGGCATCCTGCTGAGCGACGCGCTGGACTACTAAGAGAAGGAGGACAAGATCATGCCTTTTAACTTCTACGACACCCACACGCTGCTCATGGCCGTGCAGCAGCTCGCCCCTGCGGCGACCTTCCTGCGCGACCGCTATTTCCCGACCAACGACGCGAGCGACATCTTCGCCACTGAGGATGTGCTGGTCGAGTACCGTGACGGCGTGCGCAAGCTCGCGCCCTTCGTCGCTCCCCGCAAGGGCGGCGTCACCATCCTGCGCAAGGGCTACACCATGGAGCGATACACCCCGCCCTTCGTGGCTCCCCGCCGCACCCTGACCCTCGACGAGCTGCGCAAGCGCGGCTTCGGTGAGGCTCTGTACTCTCAGCTCACCCCCGAGCAGCGCCAGCAGGTGCTCATTGTGCGGGACGCTGACGAGCTGGGCGACCTTATCACCAACCGCGAGGAGGCCATGGCCGCCGAGACCATGCTGACCAACGGCTGCATCATGAAGCACATCGCCGACGACGTCGACAAGGGCGACGAGATGGAGATCCGCTTCTACTCTGAGGACGCCAACCCCGCCACCTACACCCCGACTACCAAGTGGGACGCCAGCGGCGCCAAGATCCGCGCCGACCTCGGCGCGATGGCCCGTATGCTGACCAGCCGCGGCCTGCGCGCTGCCGACCTCGTGTGCTCCCCTGACGTGGCCGACGCTATCATCGAGGATCCCGACATCAAGGAAATGCTCGACAACCGCCGCTATGAGCTGGGCTCTGTGGCCCCCGAGGAGCTGGCGCCGGGCGCTGCCATCATGGCCCGCCTGAACATCAACGGCCGCATCATCAGCGTGATCTCCTACGACGAGACCTACACCGACGACGACGGCAACGATCAGCTCTACATCCCGAGCGGCAAGTGCATCCTCACCGCCCCCGCTGCGGGCCGCACCTGCTACGGCGCCGTGTCTCAGGTGGAGCAGGCTGACGGCGAGTTCCACACCTACGCCGGCCGCCGCGTGCCGAAGTATGTGTCCAGCGCCGAGGGCAACACCCGCACGCTGACCATCTCCAGCCGCCCGCTGCTGATCCCCAACAACAAAAACCCGTGGATCGTCGCCGATGTCCTGACCTCGGACTAAGCCGGCAGAAAGGAGCACGAACATGATCCAGATCATCGCGGGCACCTTCGGCTACTATAACGGCCGCAAGGTCGTCCCCATCACCAACGCGGACGGGCCTCAGAAGTTCGACCCCGAGCTCGAGGCCCGTCTGGTCAAGCAGGGCGTCGCCAAGTATGTCGACGAGCAGCCCGTGGCCCCTGCGCCGGCCGCAAAGCCGGAGCAGGAGCCCGAGGCCGCACCCGAGACCGACGACGCGCCCACCGCTCCTCCTGAGTACGACGAGGACATGAAGCTCGACGAGCTGAAGGAAGTGGCGGCCGCCTACGGCGTGGACGCCTCTGCCATGCGCAAGAAGGCCGATGTCATCGCCGCCATCAAGGAGGCGAAGGCGGCGGCCAACGAGGCCGACGACGACCAGACCGGCGACAATGAGGAGCCCCCTCAGATCGGCGCCGCGGATCCCGTCTAATGGCCTTTGACTTCAAGCAGATGGTCGCTGACGACCGCCGCCTCGTGTTCCTCAACCTCGCCGAGTTCGGCGAGGAGCACAAGGTCGACGGCAAGACCATCACCGTCGTGCTGGATGACAACGCCCTGAAAGAACGCCAAGGGGGGCAAGAGCTGGGCGTGGCAGAGTCGTCCCTCATGCTGTATGCAGCAGTCGAGGATCTGCCGCCCCGGCGCCCGGCGGGCGAAGGGCTCAACATCGACGGCCGCGAGTATATCGTCAACGACTGGAGCGAGGACATGGGCGTCGCCACCATCGCGCTCGGCCAGACCGTGACCATGTAAAGGAGGTGCAGCCGTGTCCATAGTCAACAGCATCGAGACCGTCCGGGAGTGGCTGGGCTCCACCGTCTGCCCGATGGTGCAGCTCAAGCTCCCCGACGACAGCGCGACCGACGCCTCCTACCCCTACAAGCTGGTCAACCCGACCGCGTTCTCGCTTTTCGTCCCGTCGAAGGACAGATTGCCCCCAAAGGTGCCGGCCCCCATTCCCTCGGTCTGCGTGCAGATCGTGGAGGGCACCGACAGCCTGACCATGAGCTCGAGGAGCATCAAGATCCAACTCTGCTTCTCTGCGTGGGATCCCGGCTACCACGGGCGCGACATCTTCAAACCGAAAAACGACGGCAGCGGCGCATACGTCCAGTGGCAAAACGAGGAGGCCGCGGTCTTCTTCGAGAAAAACGGCGAGGGCTGGCGCGACGCATGGAATTTTGTGGACACGGCCCTCCGCATGATCGAGAACGCCGAGTACATCGGCCCGCTGCGCGTCATGAAGGAGGACGGCATCACCTTCGGCCCTGTGTCTGAGCAGGACGCCGTCCCGGACTTCTACCCCTACTGGTTCGCGTGGGTGGAGTTCGCCGTCGAGGAGATCCTGACACGCACGCCGAAGGACTACCAACACCTGCTTTAAGGGCAGCCGACCGGCTGCTCTAATTTTATGCAAAGGAGGAAAAGCAGATGGCAAACGAATACCTCTACGGCGCATACGGCCACATCGGCGAGACTGTGGCACAGAGCGCCGTGCAGGCGGGCACCACGCCGGTCTACATCGGCACGGCACCCGTCAACCTCGTGCGCGGCTTCGTAGACGCCGGCGTCATCAATGAGCCCATCAAGCTCAGCAACATGATCGACGCGCAGCGCAAGCTCGGCTATGCGGCCGACTGGGGCACCTTTACGCTCTGCGAGGTCATGAACGCGCACTTCAACAACACCCTCGGGAACATCGGCCCCATCTACGTCATCAACGTCCTCGACCCGTCTGCGGGCAAGCACCGCAAGGCGACCGAGACCACCCAGCAGCTCTCTTTCACCGGCGGCCGGGCCGAGTTTGCGAGCTCCACCATCATCCTCGACACCCTGACCATCGCCAAGAGCGATGGCGGCGACTACGCCGAGGGCACCGACTACGCTCTGGACTATAACTTCACCAAGGGCACCGTCATCATCACCAGCCTGATCGCGGACTCCCCGCTCACCGGCACCCTGACGGCCAGCTTCTACGAGGTGGACGACAGCGCCATCGAGGACGACGACATCATCGGCGGTGTGACGGCCGGCGGCGAGTATAGCGGCCTGAGCTCCATCGCGCTGCTCTACCCCGAGCAGTTCGCGGTCTGCAACCTGATCGCCGCCCCTGGCTGGAGCCAGAGCCCGGCGGTCTACAACGCCATGCTCACCGCCAGCCAGAAGATCAACGGCCACTGGGACGCCTTCGTCGTCGCTGACCTGCCCCTCGTGGACAGCAGCGCGCAGGCGGTCGACACCATCACCAAGGCCATCGCGTGGAAGAAGAACAACGCCTTCACCGGCGAGCGGTCGAAGGTCTACTGGCCGCAGGGCGTCGACAACCTCGGCAACATCTACCACCTGAGCACGCTGGCCGTGGTCGAGCTCATGCGGGCCGACTTCAGCCACAACAGCGTGCCGATGGAGACCTGCGGCAACAAGGCGATCCCCATCATCAAGCAGTATTTTGGGGCCAACGCCACCAACCGCGGCTTCAGCCAGCAGGAGGGCAAGGAGCTGACGCAGAACGGCATCAGCACGGCCGTCGCATGGGGCGGCGAGTGGGTACTGTGGGGCGACCACACCGCCGCCTACACCTACGGCGCCGACGTGGATCCCCGGGCGATCTTCGACGTGTCCATGCGTATGCTCATGCACATCACCAACGACTTCCAGAGGGAATGGAGCCCGCGCATCGACGAGCCCATGACCCGGGCGCTCAAGGACGAGATCATCAACCGCGAGCAGGAGAAACTCGACGGGTATGTCAGCATGGGCGCGCTGCTGGGCGAGCCGCAGATCGTGTTCCTCGAGAGCGAGAACAGCACCACCGACATCATGAACGGCGACTTCCGCTGGGACATCGCCGTCACCCCGACCCCGCCCCTCAAGTCTGCGAGCGTGTACGTCGCATACACCGACGCCGGCTTCTCTGTCTACTACGAAGGAGGTGACGAGTAATGGCAAATCTGTGGCTTGACCTGAAGGGCCCCATCCTCGCCGACACCGTGTACATCAACGGCGTCCTCGTCGCCAAGGACGTGACCATCACCCTGCCGGCCGTCACCCATGTAACCGCCGATTATAAGGCGATGGGCACCTACACCGCACCCATGACCGGCCAGATCGAAGGCATGGAAGCTGCCATCACCAAGATCGGCATCGACAAGGGGCTGCGCTCCATGGTGCAGCTCGAGAGCAAGACGCTGGAGGTCAGATGGGCGCAGGATGTCAAGTACGCCGACGGCTCCACCAAGACCGAAGGCTGCAAGGCGTTCATGCGCTGCGTCCCGAAGCTGATCCCGGGCCTGTCCGTGGATCCGGGCAACCCTTCGGAGAACGAGGTCACGCTGGCCGTGAGCCGCTATCAGGTTTTCGTCGCCGGCGAGGAGTTCTGTCTGATCGACCAGCTCAACACCATCATGCGCATCGGCGGCGTGGACTACGTCAAAGACCTGCGCAGCGTGCTGTAACAACAGATGGGCGCCGCCCGAGGTGGGCGGCGTCCCTCTTTTTATCAACGAAAGGAGACAACGACCATGGAAAAGCTGACACTCAGCAACCCCATCACCATCAACGGCAAAAAGGTCAAGACCCTGACCTATGACACCGGCGCGATCACCGTGGGAATGTTCGCCGAGGCCGAGGCGCTGAAGCTGCGCGCCACCACCCACAAGGCCGGCGGCAGCGCCGGCGCCACCGAGCTTGACTACTCCATGCACCTCTACCTCGCTATGATGGCGATCACCGCCGTCAACCCCGACATCGACATCGCCGACCTCGAGCGCATCAGTGGGCCCGATGTCATGGAGCTGGTGAGGATCGGCCGAAATTTTACCACAACGAGGTCGGGGGCACCCTCCGAGCAAAACGACTCGGAGAGCTCGTCCGAGACTACTCCCGAGCCTTCCACATCTCAGTCGGAGAGCTCCGACGGGAACGCCTGACCGACTTTCTGCTCGAATACTACGAAGCGGCCGAGGAGGCGAAAAAGCAGCGGGCAAAGATCCCGAAGCCGAGGATCCCTCACATCCGGCCGCATAGGAGGAGGTGACGCCAGTGGCCAAAAATAAAATGCTGCAAGCCGTCGTGAGTCTCGCCGGCACCATTGACCCGTCACTCGGCAAGGCGCTGGACGATGTCACCGGCAAGCTGGAAAACGTCAACTGGAAGGCCGTGGCCGTCGGCGGTGCTGTGGGCGGCATCGCAGTCGCAACAGGCAAGGCGGTCGTGGAGGCCGGGAAGTATCTGGCCGACCTCGGCAACGAGTACAACACGGCCATCAATCAGCTCTCGGCAGCAACCGGGGCGACCGGCGACGAGCTGGACGCGCTCGGTGAAAGCGTCAAGAACATCTACGCCCAAGGGCTCGGCGATGACTTCGCCGACGTGGCCGACGGTCTGGCTGCAACGCAGCAGGCCAGCGACCTGACTGGCGAAGCTCTGGAG